AGTATAGTATGAACTACAGAAAAACATACTTTGCCTTAATCAGAAAAGCACTGGAGCGCAACAAATGTCCCAAAGGCGTTCATTGCGAAGATCACCATATCATACCTAACAGTTTCGTAAAAAATAATTGGACAGTTACATTGACTCCAAGAGAGCATTTTATATGTCACAAGTTGATATATAAGTATTGCTTAAAAAGATATGGCACAAACGGATTTAAAACCAATAAGGCTTTAATAGCATTCTTTTTTATGTCTAATAGGATGAATATAAAAAGATCTAAAGAGTACGAGCAAGCAAGATCTAGAGTTATAGCTTATTTACGTTCAATACAACCAGAGTACGTTTTTTATCACAAAAAGTTTGGCAAGTTTGTCGGTACAATGCGAGAGTTTATCGAAAAATACCCCAATTTAAATCCGCATCTTCTTTCGGGTGTGTGGAATGGCCATAAGTCTCATCATAGAGGTTGGTGTATAAGCGAGGAAATGATGGATAAAGTAGAGAAGGGACTACATACTAAGAAAAAAGTTTATAAATTTGTTCATAACCAACACGGAATATTTGAAGGTAGTCTTTCTCAAATGAAAGATAAGTTTTCTCATATGAAACTAAACATATCGACATTAGCGGCAGTCTATCGAAATGAAAGGTCACAGCACAAAGGCTGGAGGAGATTAGACTATGTTGACACTAGAAATAAAATCAAGTGGATACATTCAGAATATGGAATAGTAGAAGCCGGAGTTACAGAGCTTGTAAATCTATTTCCAGAATTAAAATTAAATCGGGGTCACCTCTCAAGCGTAAAAACCGGGAGATTAAAACACCATAAAAAATGGAAATTATTAAATGAATAAACAACAAAGAGATGATGAATTGGCTTTAGCAGCTGATATGCAGAAGAAGGGGAGCAGTCTCTCCTCTTCTGACAAAGAAGAACTACTCAGGTTGAAATGCAGGACTGACTTTGTTACTTTTGCAAAAATTATCACCGATCTTCAGTTCAAGTCGTATCCAGTACACGAGCTAATTTGTTCCTATCTTCAAAACATCGGAGATGGTAATAAAGACTATAAGAGGAGCGCAATTTCTCTTCCTCCAAGAACAGGCAAGTCTATGCTTATCTCGCGGATCTTTCCGGCCTGGCAAATAGGGCGGAGTCCTACAGCTCAGTTTATTATGAGCTCATACGCGTTAGGCCTATCCACGGAAAACTCTCGAGCGGTTCTTGATTTTATTACCTCTGAAAAGTTTTCTTGGATATTTCCAGAATGCGAAATCAATAAAGAGAAATGCAACCTCACCGCTCTGAGAACAGAAAACGGCGGGTTGATTAAAATTGCATCTGCAGGAAGTAGCGTTACTGGATTTGGCTATGGAGTTATTGCAGACGACGATCTCCCAGGCATTGGCATCCTCGACGACCTTCTTGCTGATGGTAACTCACTAACTGTTATGGAGAGCACGTTTGGTTGGGTCCAAGCTCAGTTCTTAACTCGTGGTTTGCCTAACCACGCTATTATTTCTATGGGAACAAGGTTCCATTGCGATGATGTTATTGGTAGGTTGCTGAGTGCAGACAGAGATAACTGGAAAGAACTAAATGTTCCGGCAATCTGTGTCGATGAAGAAAACGACACGTTAGGTAGGGAGCTAGGTGAGTCTCATTGGCCAGAGTTTTTTCCTGTAGAAAACCTTGAGGCTATTAAAAAATCTATTGGCGAAAGGGACTTTAACTCTCTGTACCAGGGCCAGCCCGCCGGTGATGCAGGTGCCATCTTCAAAGAACATTGGTTAGAAACCTATTCTAAGCAAGAAAGATATTCTTACATCTATGCCACAATCGACACGGCTTATAAAGCCACGAGCATGAATGACTTTACTGCGATTTGTGTATGGGGTTTGGCAAAAGATAAAAGCCTTAAGCTCCTCCACGTAGTCATGGAGAGGATGGAGTTTCCAGATCTTCAAAAGTTAATCCCTAAAGTTGTTAAGCAATGGAAAGTTAGATGTGTATATATCGAAGGAAGAGCAAGCGGAGTTCCATTGATTCAAACTCTACGATCTACTCTGGATATACAAATAAAGGAAATCGTACCGTCTAAAGATAAAGTACTAAGAGCCAACTCAGTGGCGCCCTTAGTAGAAGAAGGAAGTGTTAGCATTTATGAAAACATACCTAACCTTCAAGAAAGAATTAACGAACTAACCTCGTTCCCTTTTATTAAAAACGACGACTTTGTAGATGCATTTGTGTACGGAATTACCGTATACAGAGATGAGTTAATGGGAGGAAGAGGCACATCTTCTGGTGGAATTAGAACTTCTTTGCCCCGATTGAGCTATGATTCCCCATCTTCTAGAAAATCCGCTGGGTTAGGATCATTATTAAACGACAGAAGAAACACCCGTAATGCCGGGGGTGTGCGTTATCTCTAGCGCATGGTATAATTACAAAAGTCGTAGGTTTTGTATAGTAAAACGACGAGCGCACGCGATTTATTTATTAGTAAAACATTTGAGATATGACAAACTCTACACAATTTAAATATAGAGTAGTTTTCTTTAAACAACCAACATGTGTTGCATGTGAAACTATGAAGCCTATTTGGGTTGAGGTTGCAAATAAGATTTGCGAAGAGTACCCCCATTATAACGTTGGTTTTGGCGAATGGGACGTAACTTCTGATGACTGGGAATTCTGCGATAAGATCGAGTGCGACGGCACTCCTAACTTTGCAGTCTTTGATGAAGAAGGAGTTCTACTGGGAATTAATACTGAAGGAATGCTTGCAGCCGGGCAGCTAAAGGACTTCATAATTACCTCTATTGAGAAATGAAGCAAAGAACTAAGTCTAAGAGAGCAAGAGATAAACGCGATGAGCATATTATCTCTCAGATGTGGAAAGCAGACCAGGTTGCTAGAAAAATCTCGAATTTTACCGGGTTGCCATTTGAGGAGCTCAGAGATGCAGCGCTCGAGTATATTGTTCGTATTTATGACACCTGGGATCAGAGCAAAGGGGCAAACTTTAGTACCTGGGTAAACAGGTGCTTGCAATTCCACATGCTCAATTATCTTAGAGATAGTTCTAGGCTCGTTAAGATGCCTCGTTCGTATTCCGATTTATATCTGAAGATCAGAAAATATCTCATTAAAAATCCTAATATCACCAATCAGGAAATTGCAGACGATTTAAAGATTCCTGTCAAGAAGGTCGATACTGTTCGCACAGCTTTTACAATGAGTTTTAATCCTGTTACGGAACAAAACTGCGTTATTGAAAGTTCCGAGACAAACGAAATCGGATTTAATGAGTTACTTTCAAATCACAACGAGTTGTTGTTCAGGATTACTGACCTGGAGTCTAACGATGAAACTTTCTTGATTGACTACCTTGTAAAGAAAAGATCAGTATCTACTCTTTTACGTAAAAACCCCCACCTTAAAAACATTGATGATATTAAGTCGTACTCGACTAAGCTAATTAACTACATACTATGGGCAGACAAGTCGTTCGAGTCCTGGGACAAGACTATACAAAAACAGGGTTCGAGAAAAAGTGGTCAGAAGTCGTTAAAAACACAGAATGCAACTACTTCGTAAGATCGCCGGATTTTGAATTTGTCCACGAGGTGGTTGGTAAGATAGAGAAGTGGAAAACGCTTCATGAACGTAATGGCCTCAAGTACAAAATAAGAAATAAGAAGTTTCAAGGTCGTGCTGTACGAGGAGTTGTGATGATAACTCCTAGGTCAAAAAGGGAAATCTGGTTGGGGAAAGGAAAAATAGTTGAAGAACTATTTCCCAGAACAAAGCCTCTGCCCGAATATAGGCAAAATAAAAAAGAAGCGCTGGCGGCTCTAAGACAAATTGTTGAGCCTCAGATTGTTTTATATAGAAAATCTGTATTAAGACAGATAAAGCGCAAACCATTAAAATGTCCTATTTCAGCAGATTTTTTGGAAAATACAAGTTTTCATATAGATCACAAATATCCATTTAAAGATTTGGTGATAGAATGGTGCAGAGAAGAAAAAGTAGATCTTGAAAATATAGACGTTTATTGTAGGGGCACAAAATGCTATCTAAAAGACACAACTCTTGCAGAGTCTTGGTTTGATTATCATATGATTAATGCAGAACTTCAAGCGTTAAGCGCAAAAGCAAATTTGCAAAAAGGTTCAAAATATTATGGCTAAATTGACCGAATATCATCATCAGCTAGATCTCTTTCATCAAAGGCTTCTTCAAAAAGTTCTTCTACTTTTTCTGCAATAATATCACCAATGCCTTGAGCAGTTTTATCGCTACTTAGCCAAGGCTTATTCTTATCAACTAGAGGAGCATACTTTACTTTATTCCCTATAGAATAAACTCCTTGAGTCCTCCTACGAACAAAATGTCCTGCATATAACTTACCGGTAATTCTTTTAATTCCTTCTTCGTTGTATCTTTGCTCCAAGTACTGGATGATCGGTGTTTCTGGGCCCTTTGTACTTAGAAATATATTAAGACGTTTTAATACATTCTCTACTACCACATTTATATTGTCTGAAGATTCGTCAAAGTCTACATCGAGCTCCATGTCTTGGACGGCTTCTATGTATCCTTCAGAACGTTCCTTTACTTGGTCTAAAAAGTTTTGTGCTATTTGCTCTCCGATTAATGCTTTAACATCCTGCATCTGAGACTTGAGAGCAGCCTCTTTTATCCGCTCTCTTGCAGCATTTTTTACTTCATTTTTAAGAGAGTCTTTGATTCCATCGAGAGCTATTCCGATTATAAACTTAGATAGGGCTTGGACTGGTATCATGATGGCTTAAGGCACTCAAGTACTTCACGAGCAAATTGTTGTCGATCATCTAAGACCGGCGTACCGGCTCTTTCATAAGCTGCTTCAAAAATTCTTGTTGCCTCGTTAGCACTATTTGTAGCATTTAATTGGCGGATCATCTCTTCGCCGCTTATGGCCCCTCCAAATTTATTATTCTTTACTTCATATACAAACCAGGACATCTGAGTATTTATGCTTTTTGGATCACCGCCTATTTTTGCCGCGTATTGTTCAAGTGCTGCTTTTCTAGGTCCGTTCCATTGAAATATACCCAGCTCCCCAGCGGCTCCTAAAGCCTGGGGATTTAAATAAACTCCATTTACACTTGATTCTTTTAACCCATTACCAAGAATTCCGGCTGTACCGGCTGCACTATTTATACCTAGTTGAGATGCCGCGTCGATTACTTTTTGAATATTAGTGGGATTATATTTACTACAGGTGTACTTAAATTTACCGGGAGGAAACTCTGATTTTACGTCATTTGCGCCAATTTGCCCAGGCTCTCTTCTTGCGCTTGAAGGTTTACCGCATTCATTGCATGAAAGTTTTCCGTCTTTTCTTTTGTAGCATAAATCACTAGGAGATCTAATATAGTCGTAGTAATCTGCATATTCGTAGTCTTGAAGGTACTCGCTAAATGTAGGCACTAGCCCCTCCCAGGTTTGATTCTGAGTAGTATCCGGCCTTCTAAGCGCATTAACAGTAACTTTTAGGTTTCCTTTTTCCCACTTCCACTCTGTTTCATTTACAAACCAATTTCTATACTCATCTGGTACCCATACTCCAGGATCAACTTGAGTGTCATCTTTGCCTCCTTCTATCCAAGAATCATAGTCTGATACAAAAGACAGTACAGTTTTACCTGGTTCTATTTCTAGAGCCCTAGGAACTCCTTGAAACTCTGTTTTTAGTTGGAAACAAAATTTATCCTGAAGCGGCGCTGCGCCGCCACTTGAGACAGGACTTGAAGTAACTTTGTTGGCAACAGCGGGTATTAAGTCTGCTTTATCTGCTCCTTGAGGAGGGCTGGGGAGTAAGTGAGCTAATAAAAGTCCTTTGCCTCCTCCAATATCAAGAACGACATACGACCCATAGCCTCCTTTGCTACCAACGTCATTAACTTTAATATTAGGATTAGTTATATCTATAGGTTGGCCAATAATTCCTGCACCGACAATATCTACGCCTTCGTGCAACTTACCATTTCTTGGACCATAGGGAGAACCTGTTTCCCACTGAGATGGTTTTTTGCCACCTATGGTGATATAAGGATCTAGATCGGCAGCTGTAACTTTTGGAGATATATCGTTTTTAAAACCCACTCCAGTTAAAGTAGATATTTCTGCATGCAAGTGTGCCCCGTCTTTTCCTGGGGGATCGACGTTTCCGCTATATCCTACCCAACCCACTAATGTTTTTCCCTCGTTATCTCCAGAAGAGCTATCTGGCGCCTTATCCTCTTGTTCTTTATCTTTGAGAGGCTCGGTGACAGACATTGTAAGCCTAACGGTTGCCGGAGTAATGGAAATTACAGAAGACTCTGCCTGAGGAGGTCTTATAAAGTATCTTGTTTTAGTTTGTTTATCCCCTGTCTGCACCTCTCCGACTTTAGCACCAATTTCTATATCATCTCCTTCTTTTACCTTTATACCCGATAGAGACGTATACTCTTGATGTATGTAATAACGTTGTTCTTTGTTCTGAGCAGATAAATTTATAGTAAGCGTGCTTTTAACTACGACTCTTCCTTCTTCTTTAGATACAGTAGTAACTTTTCCTCCTAAATAAGACATGCCCTCTTTTGCATTTCCAAATGCTGCGTTCTTTTCTAGCTTTGTTATAGTAAATTTTTTACCTTTAGCCTCACCTTTAAATACAACTTTTGCTTGGTTACCAGTAGAGTAGTCTCCTATCTCATCAAATTGCCCCTCAAATTTAGTAAAAGCGTTTGAAGAGGCGGCATTTATTTTCTCTATTGTTTCGGTTACAGCGTTATTGTTATTTTTAGAAAATTTAAATTCTCCCTCGCCTACTTGGGCCAGGCCTGGCAGCGGTTCTGGGTTTTCAGGATCGCTTGTTTTAGGCCGAGACGTAGTAATATCAAATTCATTAATAGCGTACTCAGCATTTATACTATATTGCTTATATAAACCCTTACCTAAATAAAACACTCTAGACGCCCTACAGCTATAATCTGTTTTATTACAAATCTGAATAACTTTAGCGTTTTCCGCCTTGGCAGAAATGTAGGCATCCATAAACTCTTTTTCTCCGCTGTATTTTTGTAACAACTGCCCTGGAGAAAGAGCAGTGCTTTTATAGGACTTTTCAGAGACTTCGTCCTCGTCTTCTCCGCATACAGACTCTATCTTATATCCAGATTTTGAAAATATTTTATCATTCAATTGTTTAAGGACCGGCTTTCCCTTCTCAAAGAAAACAGGTATAGTTTGATTAAAGTCTGTACTAAAAGCGTATTGCCCCCTCATTGTAACTTGAGGATATTTTGAACCATGGTCAATAGTTACTTTTGTGGCTTTAAAATATGTTTGAAACTCTGAAGTTATTCCTATGCCCTCTATTTCATAATAAAGAGATATAATTATCCATCCCCTGTTTTCTGCTAGGTTAACAAGATCTGGATCGTCTATTGTATCGTAAAAGGGATAACAAGGAGTGCTGTCTGGATCTTGGCCTTTTTCACATTTAGGTAAAAGTGTTCCTGCATTTTGATAAGCATTAAATCCGCTCATCACTTGTGCCATGTTTCCAAGTACAGGCCAAGCAGCCCCGTCTAAATAGGGATCGTTAAGAGTTACAGTGCATTCGTTATCTTTGGTACTATATAGTAAATCATCTAGCCCTCCGCTGGTATTTGTGTTAAACGTAGTAACATTCTGTTTTAATTTTACAGAGACAGAGTCTATCTGCCGTTCTGGAAAAACAATTACGTTTTTACTTTTTGCAGGTTTGAAAGCAACTTTTGCTCGGCACCTATATATGCTATTCACTAGATGACATTACTCGTATATATACTTTAAACCCCCAGAAGGGATCTCCTCCTGAGGGCTAAAGAGACTATTTAATTTTTTATCAGAGTAGCTGAGTAACCTCGGCAAGCGCGGGAGTAGATCCAGCGGGAAGTGTACCAACAGCGTCAAGGGCGATAATAACGATATCGCCAACCGAGTAATTAGCGCCTGGAACTGGAACTCCAAGATTGTCGCCAGATGCCGTAACAACTCCGTCAACAACAGATAGGCCGTTGTCAAGATTCGCGTTTCCGTCACCACCACCAGAATCTTCGGTGCTAACCAAGAAGAAGGTTGTGGCGCCATCAGCAGCGTTGGTGTAACCTGATCCGCCGTCGATAAGAGTAATAGTAAGAATTCCGCCTTCAGCAGCAGTACCCTCAACAACTTCTGTCTCAACTTCACCAACGATACCAGAGATCACTTCGCAAAGATTGAATGTAGCAACCATGAAGTGAAAGTCTTCTTCGCCTTCAAGGCCAACAAAACGAGTAACATTAACTAACTCTGTAGTAAGAGCAGTCTTGTCTGCAGCTGGAACAGCGGCTGAGGCTTGAAGGGCAAGTACAACTTGCTCAAGAACGGCGTAAGCATTACGCTTAGCTTCAAATCCCATAGAAGGTCCGCACTTAATAAACTTTGTAAGTGCTGTTGCAGCGGCTGCTGCTTCTCCGGCTTGTGCTTGAACAAGGGGATCATCCTTAAATTCTGTAAGGAGAGTCTGTAATTTCAGTTTGAATTCAAATTCAATACCGAGGGTACGAGATAAACCCTCGTTTAGAATATTAGCCATAGTATTGTTTTATAACAAATCTAGTTATCTTTAAACCAGGACGTAATCCAGAACAGACTCCCCGAGTTTAGGCTTGATTATTTGATATGGCAGAGTGGAAATGTTTTCGAGATAGTTCTTCATATAAGCATAGTATTGCTTATGTTCTTCCTCTCTTACAAGGAGTTGGTTACGCTTATAGTACGGAGTTGCATTAGGGAATAGCTCGTCGATTTCTTTAATATGGTTTTCTTTCGCCCATTCCCAATCTCTTTTCACAACAAGAATATCAAGAGACTTACTTACAGCAAAGAAATACGACTCTGCTGCCACAGCCCACTCTGGAGAAATGATGATGTTCCTACGAAACTTTTCATAGAAGCAAACTTCAGAGAACCCTCGGTCACAAAGGATATATTCTGCGGTGTTCCGTGTGGTAACTTTATTTAGAGGCTCAATATATTGTTCAATAGGGCTATTATGGTGAGGCTGAGGTCCAGAGAAATGAAGCTTTTCTACGTTAGCAAACTCATTAATTACATTATAGCTATTTTCAACGAGGGTGCTTTTTCCAACACGATCGGGACCAAGAACAGCAATAATACGTGGGAGCATTAGAGAGAATAAGGTGTATGTATACAATTATATCATGGATGGCTGAAGTTTAAAGCTAAATTAGATATTTTGTTATAGTCACATGACAACTCCGAATCATAGGTGGGGGATTAGATACTCCTCCGATTCTGCTAAAAACTTGGCGTACATTCAAACGCAATATACCAACGACAACACTTTTGCTAAGCCCGGTGAGCTCTTCCTAAACGAAAACCTCCAAGAAATCTACTATGTAGACCATTCTGACAATACTGCTAAAAAGCTCGCTGGAGTCTGGGCCAAGACTGGATCAGATGCTTATTACTCAGCAGGTAAAGTAGGGATAGGTCTATCAGCCCCGACCGCTCCACTTGAAGTCGCCACTACATGGAACGACGTAAACGTTACTCATTATGGTGTTAAAATCACCGTCACCGACACGGAATCGGCTGCTGCTTCTAAACCCCTTGAGATCACAGTAGGTGGGTCTTCTAAGCTATCTGTTTCTAAGGCCGGGGATCTTACTGTTGCTGGAAAAGTCACCCTACCCTCACAGCCTCCGGCATCTGCCACAGCTAACGGTTCTACCGGAGACATTGCTTGGGACACCGACCATATCTATATTTGTGTAGCGACCAATACTTGGAAGCGTGCTGCACTTGCAACCTGGTTATAAAAGTTTAAAGTTATATGAACATTAGTTAATTCATATCTTGATGTTCCGACACTTTATTATTAGTTTGAGCAGGGTCCCTTAAGCGCAGCAATGTGCTTGGGGGATTTTTGCTATATGGAGACCCTATGGCACGTAAAGTAAAAAACACTCGTAGACAAAAAATCCGTACCGAACAAATCTATATGCCACAGAATCGAGAACAAGACCAAATAAAAATTATTATGCCTCGTAACCCATCTCAAGTAGATGCGTTAAATTGCCTAAAAACAAAGACTCTTACGATTCTAACAGGACCTCCAGGCACAGCAAAAACCCTTCTCTCTGTTTATGCTGCTTGCCAAGCACTTCAAAAAAGAGAAATTGACAAGATTTATTATGTAAAACCCATCGTTGATGTGGTGGGTGAACAAGGCCTCGGTTTTTTGCCAGGCGAAGTTGATGAAAAAACTGCGCCCCATATTGCTCCGTTAAAGGATGCCTTATCTGTATTTATGCCAAAAGGCAAAGCAGATTATCTCATTGAAAAGAAAATAATTGAATTTGTTCCTCTAGAGCACCTCAGGGGCAGAAGCTTAGCTAGATGTTTTATCATTGCTGACGAAATGCAAAACGCAATCCCCCACTCGGTGCTAACTGTACTTACTCGATTAGGAAATGATAGCAAGGTGGCTTTACTTGGTGATGTTGTACAACGTGACCTTGACGGAAAGTTTGGTCGCGATGGACTCTCTGATGCAGCAAAAAGGTTGGCCAAGCTTAATGAGGTTGGTCATGTTGAGTTCTCCTTTAGTGAAATTGTAAGATCTGGGTTTGTAAGGTCTGTAATTAGAGAATATGCGGATCTATACGCAGCGTAGAGTTTAAAGTAACTATATATTATAGTTGCAGTACTATGCCTGGTAAGCTACCTGGGGGAAAATTAAGAATATCTAGAGTTGTTCCCCCTCTTTCTACAGTTGCGGATCCTACGGACACTGAAGTTAAATACTTTGGTCTTACAAGAGACGACGCTCTTAGTGATCTTGAGTCTAGCACGGAAGCGTTGCAAGAAGTGCTAAAGGACATTCAGTCTGTCTCTGAAAGAGAGACGGAAGGGGTATTTAACTTAAAAGACGTTTCGATTCTAGACGGCATTGAGGTTTTTGGAGTCACAAAAGAAGACCTTTCTCCGCTTCAAGGTGCTGCCTTAACAGACGGTGTTGGTGAAGCTATTGTAAATCCTCGCCAAAGACTACAAGATAGAATTACTCATTTTGAATCTTTTGCGGGGCGAGGTACTCCGTTCTTCGGATCTGGGCCTATAAAATATATGTATTACGCCGATCCTATCGGTACAGACCTTCCAGGGATTGTTTCTGTTGCTGCTAATGGAACTGTAACAGGTAACAGTACTAACTTTAATGGATCTACGGGTGCAAATGATCCATTTACTCCCCATGTTTTAACAAATGGCGACTATGTAGATGCATATAATTCAAACAACGAAAGGGTCGGAAGATATATAGTTAGCGGAAATCCATCTAGCAAGACGGCAATGACCGTTACAAATGCTGACACAGGCGCTATTACCGCTGTGTCTAACGTGTCATTAAAAGTAATATATTCTCACACTAGCCCACCTCCATTTTTTACAGAGCCAATAACCTCTACAGCATTTAACGCCCCAGATCATATTCCCAATATCTCACAACTCGAATATACTCATAGAATAGGTAGTAGCTCTACAGGAAGCTTTGTGCCTACAAAGTACAAAGAAGATTGGTGGGAAGGAGATTATGAAAGAGATTTCAAAACCCCTATTGCTAACCCCTATCAAGCATCTGGAGAAAATGCAGATAACGATCCAACTTTTAACATCATTAAAGACGGAAATAAAAACTATGGGCTATTACTCAATGACTTTCCTATTGATAAAAATCTAGGAATAAGATACGACTTTTATTTAAAAAAAGATTTTGTCGGAGAGTATTTTAAGTGGGCTGTACAAAAGTACGGAGAGGTTAAGATCGATGTTTACAAGCAAACAGGAATTGCTTCTAACGGCAATCCTCAAGGGTCTTGGATAACTGTTTTAGATACAACTGATGAGAGCACTTATCACGTATTTATTGACAAAGAAGAAAGTACACAAAACTTTGCAGAATTTAGAGAAGTGTATATGAACGGCGGCTCTAATTTTGAAGCATTAGCCACTACTTCTGAAGCAGCATTTTTAGATACAAGAGATACTTATACAGACTTAGAAGATACCGAGATCTCTAATTTTGACAACGAGTTTATTCCTGTTATTATTAGATACTGGCACGGACAAAATACTTTTAACAAAAATATAACAACTATTCCTGAGCAATCAAGATTAACACCTGGTGGAACAACTCCTTCTGTTAACTTTGATCTTAGAGAGTTTAATCTTTCTGAAGTTAACCTAGGTGGAACTATAAGCACATTAACAACTGCAGGAGTAGTTACAGGAGTTGGAACTGCATTTACTACAGACCTTGCAGTTGGAAGCAGAATAACTATAAATAGCAAGTCTTATAAAGTAGTTTCTATAGACAGTGACGTAAGCTTAATTATAAGAAATCCTGCAGAAGATAATTTCACAGGGCAGAGCTATATAGCTTCAACTGACAGAACCCATAAGCAAGCATGGAATAATTACTATACCCACGTTAAGGGTACTTTTGCAGGTGGTGTAGTAACATTAGATAATAATTATACAGGAGCAGGAACACAAAATAGTTTAGCCAATATGAATCGTAGATTTGATATTGTTGCATATACTATCGCAGGAAATGCTCCCACAGGCTTAAGTAATACAAAAAATATTTTAAACTATAAATCTGAATCTCAAACCAAATATGACTTCGGTCCTTCTAAGAGTAATTTTTACGAGGGAATAAGACTAGATGGCGGAAGTGGCGACTGGACTGATCTTACTTTTACAGTATCTGGTATTTCTATAGCAGAAAATGCTACAGTTCACATGATGATTCAAAATAATCCTCTCAAAACTGAACCTCCAAGAATAGTACCTGCCAGTAACTCTAATTTTACAGACGTTGATGAAATTGATAATGGTAGCGGCCGGGCTCTTTGGGTTGAATTTGTTTATTATCCCGATGAAAAAGGTACATACGAAGACGCAGGCGATCTCTTATCTAATGGAGCAGGGTATTCAGAAATAGATCCAGAAAAGCAAGCTCTAGAAGAAAGAAGCGTTTATTTTGGGTATAAGTACGGCGTGCTCCCTGAAACAAATCAATATACCTCTGCAAGGTACGATGGATTTTTAAGAAACACAATTACAAATGCTGTTACGAACAGAGACTATGATTATAACCATCCCAAACTTCTTGCAATAGGAAGGCAGAAAAAAGACACGGCCATTAAGCCTTTGCAAACAGGAGAAATAAGACCTGATGGCGCTAACTACACTTTCTTCATGTATGAGGCCGACGCATTCAATAACGGAGGTAGGGTTCAAATTCTTGCCGGGCCTGTTAATAGCTTAGCCGCAATATTTGCTCCAATAGCAGCTGGAGTAGACGCATCTTCAAGTCCTGGTAAAATACTTCATAGCACAGACAACGTTAATACTTTTTCAAATACAAATAAGCAAAACATAACAGCAGCTACTTCTGTTGTTACTCAAGGTAGTGGGTCTAATAATTACGGCATCTATCAAGAGGAATTTTTAGGAGGCCCGATTCTAGTTGCAAGAGGAAGCGGTACAGCAGGAGACTACAGCCCCGTTTGGTCTATTTCAAACATGGGAGACCCAGAAGGCAGAAACACTATCAACAAGACCTTATTCCTTGCTTATGTTTCTCAGGGGGCTGGGATCAACGCCTATTTTCGCGAGTTAATTAACGCGGAAAGACCTAGCGTCAAAGCCTCTTCTATCACATTAATAGGAGGAGGTCCGACACCGTCAATCCAAAATGCTGGTTTATTTGCCGCGGACTCTTCTAACTCATCTAGAACAAATCAAAACGCCGTTCCTTATATAAGCTCTAGGGTTGCCCTATACGCCTCAACGGATTCTGCTTATGCTACTGTCTTAGCAGAATATGACGTTACATCCTATACTGCTAGTTCTACTACAGTAGCTTTAAATAGAATAACAGGAACAGACCAGCCCGCCGGAACTTATAGAGCAATAGTTTATTACAACTACTTAAAAATACCACAAGCTCTTCATACTTTAGATTGGACTGACGAAAACGGAATAGACAAAACAACTACCTCTATACAAGACTCCCCGACGTATAGCGGAACTAACAACAACATGATTATTAACGGAGTGTATAGCACTTCGGCAACCTACTCTAGAGTTGATAACGGATCAACTTTGTCGTTTGGCGACGCACTGCTAATCGAGCCAGGAAGCAACACTGGCTCTGCTATAAGTCCTTTTAGCTCACAAACAGAACTTCCCTTCCCGCCTTCTGCAGCAGTAACACCCTTCGGGTTTGATAAGTCTTCTAATGATATAAACAACCCAGGATTGGGAGGTATTTGCTATCCTCCTATTGATGCTCCAGCAGATCCTGCACTTTCAACTCTTGCTATTGAAGATGCTAATCTATATGGCCGATCTGGCGGAACATTAAGAAAAGCCGAGGGACATTATGATACTTACTTTGGAGGTAAAAATTTAACTAATATTGGCTTGGCGTCTATAACAGTGACAAGAGGGTTCGTGTTTGATTTCCCTGCAGACAGCTATAACGATATCATCACAACGCCTTCCTCTGCACAATTACCTATATTTTCTTCCAACTCCTACACTCATAAATTAAGAGTAGAACTTACTCCGTACATTGGAGAGCCTAGTACTACTTTTGCTAACGCTACAGGGTTGTTTTTAAGATCAGAACTTTATAATAATCCTACGGGTGCAAGTCCACTGACTTCTTCTGACCAAAACCCCCATATTTACAACGACGTAACTACGTACTACTCAACTCAAGAGGCTGTAAAAGAAGCAGTGTACTTATTTACTAAGTCTTCCTCTATCAATCCTACATCAGAAACTGACGTTAGCCTAATATCAACAAGTTCTATAAACTTTGTTTAAGGTAGATATCTAAATAGAGGTACTAAGTAAGTATTAACGTTCCCGCTACCATTTTGAGCGGGGAGAGCTACTGTTGATACTGATGGGGCATTTTCTTTATGGAAATAAAACGCTCCGTCCGCGCCTAGATAATGTGATTCGCTATTGGCTGTTCCTAAGCTAACTGGTTGAATGCGTTGTCCCAAGGTCGCAACTTCTGTGTTAAACGCGTAGGCTGTGTTTGAACTATCAGTATCCTGAGCAGAAACAGCGTACGTACTGCCAAGGTCTGGATTTGTAATATTGCCGGCATTACTAAGAGTAAGGAAAGGTTTGTCTTTTGTAGAAAACGCTCTTTTATACTCAGTACCTACCTTAATAAATATTCCAGGAGCTTTGTACTTAACGTTATTATGGAGTATTTCAAATCTTCTCCCCCCTTCAAATGCAGTTTTTAATTTTGCTTCTGTTATCCAGGCATTATTAGGATTTAGTATGTAGTCTTGGTCTCTAAGTACGAGCCTCTGTCTAAATCTTGCGCTAACTCCTACAAACCTATTAAACTCAAATCCTAGATTGTTTCTGCTGTCTGTTTCGGTAAGAGGTAGCCTTGTATTTTGAATAGATAGCTCAGCGTCACTTGTAAGTCGGGCAGCAAGTTCTTGTAGTCCATTTATCTCTCCGACAATTTGACCTCCTAACTGATATCTGTTTATATATTGTTCCAACGCTACAGCAGAACCAGAAAATCTTAAGTTAAATATATTTCTAACATCTACTCCATCAAATCTTGCAATTCTAATTTGCCTATCTTCTACGCCCTCATTAAACTGCGTTTCATCTTTTTCTTTATCTAAAAATATGTATTTTGATTCTAAAGAGTCATATAAATAAAACCCATCAGGGCCGCCTTTTACAACATCATATAGATAATTTACAACAAAAATACTTGGTTTGTTTCCAGAATATAGATAATCTTCTTGTTTCTCTAAATATAAAGCACCGTTACCTGATGTGTTAGAGACAACGCCTTCTTTTACTAATAGTCGTTCTCCTAGAATATACCCTGTTCCTCTAGAAGTAAATGTAATAGAGGCAATCTTAAACCTTCTTGTATAGAATCCTGTATAGTACGATAGTTCTTCGGGTGCGTTGGTGGGGGGTAGTAGTAGTGTTCCAGACTGGTTCTCGCTGCTTTGCTGAGGAGTTACAAGCGTATATTCTTTAACTACATTATTAGCAAAAGTAACTTTTACAAGTACATTAGTACTTAACGGGCTACTACCAGAATCCGCTGTATAGTTCCAAGTACCATTTGCATTCATCTGGAAGTCGTGGCCTGTTCCAAAAATGTTATTAGCAGGAGAACCAGCAGCATAGTCTGAGCCATTTAGTCTATAGGTAGTGACATTTGCTGTAGCGTAAATAGTTGGGTCTATTACAAATTCTACTGTTGCTAGGGCATTATTTGCTCCGCTTTTCTCCCCCTCTAAAACAACTCCTGAAACAGTTACATTAGAAATTAAATTTTCAACTTCTCCTTGAGAGTTTGTTTGTCTAAAGAAAAATCCGTCTCCAGAGTTATTAATTTTAATTTGAGGTATAGATCCGTTCTCAGAGTATATGGGACCATAAGCCTCGGCGTCACCCCCTACCCCCAGAGTATAAGTATCAAAAAATACTTTATTTCCAGTAGCAAAAGTGTAGTCTTTTGTAATAAATTTTGTTCTCTTTACTGCTTGATCTTGGTTATTAACTTTAGTTTTAAAAGTTTGAGAAGCAAGCGCTATAAGTTGAGCAGAAGGATTTGACTGAGACTCCGTACCGCTATTTACAAGAGAATTAATCTGAGAAGATAAAGAAAACAATTCTATATCATTTTCAATTCCCGGCGCATCTAATTTTTGAAGGGCCTCTTTAAGGTTAATGTCTCTTTCAGAAAGATTTAATTTTTTACTTAATCCTGCCATGTGTTATTTCTCCTATTTATACATTAAACGACGGGAACATCAAACAAGTCTATGGTTATCCTACTCGAGTTTAATTCTCTTAATTTTGTTTTTAATGGGTCCTCTGCTCCACCGGAAAGAGTATCAAAGATATCGTTTAACTGCCAATTACTATAAGTTCCTGCAGAGATATCTGGTTTTGTTGCTTTAAGTTTTATTCTGAGATCTCTTAGTCTATTATCACCCATAATTTCATATACATCATAAGCGTCTTGAATAATTCTTCTGATAGACAATCTACTTAGCGGATTATTTTCTAAGTTAATGGTTACTATTTCTGCTCTACCTGTAAACCCAGCATTTGAAGCTCCTGTTATATTTTGAAGGGTCCCCGTCCTATAACAAGTAAGCAAATTACTTTGTAAATCTAAAGTTCTTAACCTTCCCTGCCCAGTGTTTTTAAAATTAGGAATAAAGCCGCCTAAAGAGCAATCCTTCATGTAAATATACTCTACATTAGGACATCCGTTAAAGAACCCATCGCATTCAATGGCCTTTCTTCTAAAAGTAACAGATGTGTCTGAACTATAATTTAATGTTATACCTTCTCCTGTAGAGTTTGCTCCTACTACTACAATATACTCGTAGCTAGGATCTTCATTAAATACGGATCCAACTCTGCCTTTTAGTTGCCCACCAATATACACTTCATCACCGACTCGAACATATTTTTGCAAGTTAGTAACGCCTGCAGTTTTAAGAAGTATATTTCCAGCAGATTGCGGGGCTCCTTTATAAGCCCTAGATTTAAATGTAGTAGAGCCTGAAACCCACTGTTCTTGTGAAATATTCCCGTACTCAGAGGTAGTACTCTTGTCATCCCAGTTTAATGGCGCAAGAGCACTAAACACTGGCTTATTTTGCTTAGACGTATCTTGTGCCCAGCTTGATGGATACTTCGAAAGTAGAGAATCTGTTGTATAGAATCTTTTTAATATAGTGCTTCCGCTATTAATATTTAATGGGGCCATGTCTGGAACAATTGCTCCACCAACGTTTGTTCCAGAATACCTGATATAGATTTCCTGTACTCTTTTTGTTGATTTCACAGATAAAGCGCTTAGATCAAAGAATCTATTATTGTCAGCGCGCATTCTAAGCGCTAACGACTCACTTGCGCCCTGGGCTACTCCTGGAATTCTGGGGAAACGTCCTGACCAGCGCCCTGAGCTAATCGAAAGAAAAGCCATTTTAGTAAGCTTATCAAAGTCGTTATACCTAAACTTCATTTCATAATTTCTATTATTATTGATTTCTAAGGCCCTAATTACGGTCTCTGTAGTAGGGTGGAAGAAATTGAGCGGAAATATATATTTACCGGGTTCATTGGCTCCTGTGCCTCCCTGCGAGATTGAAAGACTACCTTCTGCGTAGCCCTCCCAATCAATTGCGCCAATATTTATATAATCTAATTTTGGGCAATCTTTAACGCTAAATAGTCTGCCGGTCCATCCACTGTTAAAAGAAACAATCGTTCTTAATTCCGACGCTTTTACAAAATCGTTCGAGTCGGTTGTGGTGGTAGTCGTACCAGGATTATATCTAATTTTTCTTTCTGGTCCATGAGCCCTAGTGTAAGTAAGATTCAATGATTCTAGTTTTTGCCAAATAAGAGAAGATCCTGTTGCTAAGTTAAAAGCTATGTCGGTTTGGACGAAATCAATAACTTTAGCGTTAGTCAACCAGCCGGACCATGCCGTTGCCGCGCTAGTAGCTGCGTGACTGTATCTATTAAGAGCCGTTCCTCCGATAGTATCTGTGACGTTCATAACGCGTGCGGTGGTATTGGCCGGTTCGTTAATATTTCCAACCATTGTATCATCTGTGCAAATGCCTCCAGCAAAGTTATTACTGTTGTAACCTAGATGGTCGACATTCCATGTAATTACTTTAAATTGTCCTATGAATTGTTGTTGTTGATCGGCTGTATCTCCAGATGCCCATTGAATATTATCGCCGACATCCCGCATACTCCCACCAACTTGTGTCTGCCAAGAATAGTTTATCGAAAACTCCTGGTTGTTATTATTTAATTTAGGAATATTTCCGTATAGGTTTTTAACCCCGCTTTGAGATGTTGATATATCTATCTCTCCAAGATTGGGGAAAATAACAGAAAAATCTGGATTTGCAACTTTAAACCTTGAGCCTAATCTCAATATCCTTAGAGCAGTAAATCTTCTGATACCATTTGCAAGACCTGCTGCTCCGGTAAATGAGCCGTTATTGCCAGGGTTTAATCTTGTTTGATGGAGGAGGTGGCTTCCGGCCGTTGCAGTTGATAAAGTTCCGTCATACGAAGCTTTCTTTACTCCGCCACCGCCTGCTTCAAATCCGCTATATGCTAGTATCTGTACCCCGGTCTGAATGGGAATGTTGGTGCTATTGTAGCTATTATATAGGTTTGGGTTAGTTTGCCAGTCGAACCATTCAATAATACCTTGGTCCCAAAATCTATTACCACGCAAATCTAGTTCTTCTAAAGTAAAGTGGTTTACCTTTAGCCACGTAGGAATGGTGGAAAGTTTATTATTCCGACAAGAAAATACTTTTAAGTTGTCGAACCCAAGTAAGCCTAGATCAGGAGTATTATCGTCCTCTTCTATTCCTAGTCCTTCCAACCTTAATTCCTCTACAATAAAAGGAGCACAATAGATATATAAATAAGCATCCTGGTTATTTCCAGTCTTTCCGGTGGTATTTATACTTCTAGTCATTGTGTTTCTAGAAGCTTCTAGAGAATCATTAAAAGTTTCTCCTATAATTTTATAATTATCGCTTTTTCTTCTAAGCTCGTATCCAAAATAATATGGAGAAGGAGCGTTCCGAGTAAAGATTGTAAAGCTTGCAGAGTTGTTAATCTTAACTGGGACTCTTAGCGGAGAGTTTTTAGAGGCAAGAGCGTCTACAACCTGCAACGAAGGACTAGACGTGTTAGGCGTTTGCATATAAACGGGAACCTTCACAATATTTGTAGGGCTTTCCGTAATACCGCCTTTAGGAACAAATAAATTTTTTGCTAATTTGAGACTAGAGTAGTGGCCTCTTCTTCTTACTCTTAGGGTTCCTCCATAGGAAGCATTAGTATATCTTCCATTTGTGTCTCTTTCTGCATTAAATAAACTTTCTCTAGAGGTAGATACTGTTGCTGTCGAAAGGTTTCCTTTTTTGTCTTTAAATTTATATTCTATTGCGTTAGCGGCTATTCCGCCATGAAGCATTATAATGTTATCAGAGTACTCGGAAGTAAGAAGGCTGCTTTTA